GTGCTGGCGGTGTTCGTGAACGGCAAATAGAAGCCATTGGTCCCGTATGTCCCGGCGTATCGGATGGGGAGCCACTGGTTGTATGTGCTGTATGCGCCGAGTTCTGCAATGGGGACTGCTCTACCGTCTACGAAGTTGATCTCGGCCTGCTCACCATCAAATAACGCCCAAAGGCCAGCAGTCTGAGAACCGCTAATATCGTGTTCATACCCTGACGCATTAAAGTTACTTGCGTCGCTTGATCCTGAGTTTGCCAACCACGCAACTGATACACCATTGACGTAAAGCAAGTTTCTATTTGCGGCAGTTGCATTGTCAGAGTCAAACACAAACATTATGTGATACCAAGCGGATGGATCACGGTATACCGCAGTGGTGTTAGTTCCTAGAAGGTTAACAGCGCCAACTCTATTTTGTACAAATAGTTGGTCGCTTGTGTTAAATCTAAAGTCAAAATAATTACTACCGTTTTGAAAACTAGAAAAAATAGTTTCACTAGCTCCCAATGCGCCGCGCTTAACCCACCCACTCCAAGTCCATTTCTTGTTGTTGGTAGGTGTCCCAAACGTCCTGTTCAGGTACGCACTCGCAGAAGACCGGAAGCGCAGGGATTTGGCTAGCAGGTAGTCCGCACTGCCACCGGCACCCCCGCCGGTGTCAATATGGATCAACCCCTGGACGCCCAAGGCGATGCTGTTCTGGGCGCCAAGGAAGCTCATTGCTTGTTCACCGGCTTCGTGTAGAGGTCACCAGCAGCAGCGACTTGGATCGCACTGACACGCCACGGAGCGCCAGTGCCAGTCGGAATCTTGAACGGAATGGCGACGTTGGCAGGCACATACGTCCCATCGGTCGCCGAGGCAGTCACGCCTTCGCCCACCAGCACATACGCCGCCGAGGTAACCGTCACCACCACGCCTTCAGGCCCAGCAGGCCAGGTGCCTGTGGAGCCAGCAGTGCCGGTGTAGGCGACCGTCTTAGGACCGAGTTGCGTGCCGATGCACGGGTTGAGCATTTCCATCAGTTACCCCAAGAATTTCAATTTGTAGAGCGTTCGGAGATAAATCTCGACAATGTTGTCGATCAACTGCTGCAACGCTGAGTCAGTCTTGTCGCATACGTCATACCGCACAGACTCAATCTCATCCAACTGCGCCTGCAAGAACTCGACAATATTAGTCGTTTTCTTGGACGATTGCAAAGTAATCCCGCCGATCAGCCCGTACCGGCCCTGGTACGCCTCAGCAAAGTCATCAGCCGCACCAATGATGCGGTTGTAGAAGATGTTGAGCGCCTCGTGCTTGCTGAAGCTGCGCGTGTTGAGATGGACGCTGTGCGCCACATCCCGGCCCAAGAAGAGCAAGCCCATGAAATCATTGCATTTCATTTTGCGGCATCTCCTCCGGCATCATGTCCACATCCCGGCCTGGCATCTCGCCTATGAGGTCGCCGCTGGTAATCATGCCATGGACCGTGCCCAAGACTATTTCCTGAATCTGGTCAGGCGTCATGCCGGCCATCGTGGCGCTGATCCGCTTGGTCTCGGCATCGTAAGCCTTGACCTGGCTGTCGAACTGCTTGACCTGCAAGTCCTGCGCTTCCATCGACTTCGACACGTTCTGGAGCATCTGGTGCATCTGCTCCATCTCCTGGCCCATCGCCTGCATCTGCTGCTGCGCGGCCTGGAGTGCCGGATCGTCATCATCGGCCAACAGTTTCGGGTCGATGGTCTTGGCAAACCGCTTGCTCATCTCCTGAGCACCCGGCCAGTCCATGTTCTTGATAAACAGGTCACCCGCCACGCCCCACAGTTGCGGGTTGCCCTGCAACAACTGGCTCATGGCGTCCAGCGACTCTTGGCGCTTGGTCATGTAGCTCGGACCAGTCGTCACGCACACATCGTACTGGCCAACGCCGAGGTTGTAGATCTTCTTGATCACAATCCCCGCTTGATCGACGATCTTGCGCACCGGCTGCGGCTGGTTCGGGTCGATCATCGCCGAATCCGTCTCCCCATCGATGCCGATGATGCGGGCAATGCGCTGGGTGTCGTAGATTTTCGGGATCAGGTCCACAATCTGCCGAGTGGTGTACCGAATCGCCCGCGCCAAATTGTCGACGTAGTGGTAGGTGCCTGTGTCGCCCTGCTTTTCACGCGCCAAGATCGCTCGGCCAGAGCGTTCGTTGCTTGTGGCGCCCAAACTAGAGTCATATTGGCCGGTAGTGCTCTTGATGTCATCAGAAGCGCCTGCCTTGGCCTGGAGGAGCCCGCTGGAGGCCATTGGAGGCTGTGACCGTGCCGGTAGGGGCAGTACGCCGCCTGCGCCGTCTGTAACGTCAGGGTTGACCTCCAAATACGGCCAATTTGTCGTGTTTGCGGTCTTCCACTGGTTCTCATAGCCCTCAAACTGACCGCCGTACCCAATAAACGGGGCTTTTGGCGCCAGTGCGAGCATTTCAGCCTCTTGGCTGACCCAGTAGTTGTACATGCGCTGGGCGTCTTTGGCGTTGCGGATCAGCCCAGAGACGTACAGGCGACCGTCAACCTCAAATTCGTTGCCAACAACGCGGATAACGGGTATGGATTTGCCCGCCCACTCGTGTTCTTCGATGAATTCGAACCCGTTTGTCTTGCAGCGCTTGATCTTCTTCTGATCCACGATGCGCGTCTTGATGGGTTTCATGCCCATCATGCGCATCTGGCGGTCTTCGGGCGAGTTCTCTATCGCCGACACGTTGCCGTGGTACAGATGCAGCGTTGCCGGCGTGTGCTCGGTGTAGAAGTACTCCGCAATGCGCACCGTCTTCTCGCTGATCCACGGGCTCAGGCTCTGGTCGCCCACGCCGCGCTGCATCATGGTCGATATTGGCGATGCGTCGGGGAACTGGCGCTCGTACTCGTCAGCCGTCAGGTCTTCGGTGATGAAGCACCACTCCGCGTCTGACCCGCAGGGGTCTTGGATCGTCGGGTCCATGTACACGCTGAACGAGTTGCGCACCCGAGCGATCCGGATGTCCTGCTCAAAGCTGTCGTCGTTGCAGTACTCGGTCAAAAGCCGGATGTAGCCCTCGCCGTAGGTCACCTGGTTCTCGCAGGCGGTGTCGTAGGCTACATCAGCGTCCGAGATGTACTCGATGTGCCGCACGATGCCGTCAAATATCTCAGCGACCTCAACGTCGGCCTTGTCGTCCACCGGGATGACCTTGCCACTGGGCCGGTTCTGCCGTTGGTCGTTTGTGACCTGCTTGACGTGCTGGGGCAGCTTGTTGATCGTCAGGCATGGCCTGGCGTTGATCGTCTGCCCTTGGACGCTGCCTCGCGTTGCCAGCACATCTGCCGGCCACTGCCACTGGTTGTCGGGACTGCCTGCGGCAAAGCGCAGGTCGTCTAGCTCATCCTCGCGGGACTCGCTGTAGGCCGACACAGCCATCGTAAAGCGGCTACGCATGGTGTTCAGATCGTCGGCGTTGCCGCCGGCGACTGACTTAGCCGCTTTGATGTCAGAGTTCATTTCTTCTTTGCTGACTGCACAAAGGCTTTAGCCGTCGGCGCTCCCGGCGTACCGGGCTTGCGCATCTTCTCTTTGCTACCCGCCGCAATACGATCTTGCTTGGCGTTGATGTTTGCGTACAAACCGGGTTTATTGCGCATGGATGATCGCAAAGTTGATGACCACAGCCTCTAGCAGCGCGCCGGCAGTGATGTTGCGCAGCGTGATCGTTGCCGACCCTGTTAGCATACTAGACACCCAGCAGTTGTAGGCGCCTGCCGTAGCGTTGGCGCTGGCCACGTTGACGATGATTACGTCCTTGGCCGACAGCACGCTGTTGGTCAACGTAAAAGTCACGTTGGTGGTGCCAGCAAGCGATGCGGCATTCATTGTGATCTGCCCAGCGCTGGTGTTGACCGTCACGCCGGTGGACTTGCTGGTAGCCTGCGTCACCGCAGTTTGAGCAGCGGTCGAGTACCCAATTTCTTGGGTGGCGTAGCAAGTGGTGAACTCCGGGTCCGCGTAAGCGATGCCGGTAGATTGTGAATTTGACATTTAACTTCCCATCCAGCTAGTTAGGACGCCTTGCGGCGCGTAGGTTTTACGAGGAGACCTGTCTACATACTCCCGATGCGCTACCGGGAACGCGAACGTCACCGCCAGCGCGTCAGCAGCATCAGGACTGGCAAGACCTCTTGAGCGCATTTCCTTCTTGCCTTCTAAGAAGATTGTACCGCTAGAGTTAGGCTTCTTGGTCGGCCCCACCAGGTCTGCCTTGAGTTGCCGATCCTCGGGTATGGATGCACTTCGCAGCCAGTCCTTCATCGTGCCCCACATCTCAGCCCGCTTGTTGCCCCACATCACCGAGTTCTTGGCCTTCCAGCCAAAGTTCACTCCGCGTACCTTATACCGTTGTTCGTTCAGTCTGTCAAGTATACCGTACCCCAGCCCGCCTTCGTCAATCACCGTCAGCACCGGCTTGAACTCCTCGATGGCGTCGATCACCCGACCGACGATGGTCATAGTGTCCTCGCCTTTGAAGCGTTTGATACTGATGATGTCCCGGCCCTGGCGAACCAATATCACTGTGGAGTCCATCCCTCCTCGAGCGGGGTCGATGCCCATGACGATAGGTGCGGTCATGTCCTTGTACCTGACCCGCTTCATGGCAGCGTCGACCACGCCAGGCATGATGAACTGGTCGTCCCCGCTCTTGGGGAACTCACCGTACACCTCG